GATGTAGAGAAGATGTTATGATAACAGTCTTCGATATAAACGGTAGAGGTGGTTTATTCCGTCTTCTTACTTCGTGTGGCCATTTGTCCACAATTTGAAGTAATTCATTATAAGGAATCTCTCCTCTAAAGTCATTCATGACTACCGTATCTTGCTGTATATAATTGTCCCACCAACCGTTATCTTTAGGAACATTGTAGCATGCTTCAAATGAATAACCACAATAAGCCTTATGACTCTTGCCCGTCCCTGTAGTTCCCCAGTACCACAATCCTTGAGTCATTTCTGTTCTATGTACTTTACGCATTTTTAAATCTAAGATTTTATTAAATGTGCGGCTGTATTGATGCCACATTATAGGGTTTTCTATTGCGATATCATCTGGTGTTGTAGACCCATCCAGTATATCATCGACAACATGTTCAAGATCGGTTCTTCTACCTTGTTTAGGTCGTTCACCAAACTCACACCATTCTGGATTAAAAGGTTTATATTTTCCATCTTTATCCCATGGACCCCTTATGTAATCGAGTTGGTCTTCTACTCCACCACCTGCTACTTTAGTATGTGTATTTCCAAAAAACTTAGCATTAGCAGTTATGGTCTTGTTGAAACCAGTTCGCCATACAACATAACACTGCCAGTGTGGACGATTAGTCTCAGGGCAGATTTCGGGAGCATACAGAAGATACTTCATTCTGACCTCATCATAGATGGGGGGCTCTTCACGAAAACTAGTAAATATATAAGCGTGATGTTTTGAGCGATCGGGTGAATTGCTTGGAAGTCCAGTATTACCTTCCAAGCACTTCTGAGCAGTTTTTAAAGGACCCATTATAAATTAAGAATGAGATTTTATTTTTAAGCTAGTTTGCTAAATATATAATCTACACCTATAGTATAATCATGCCTCTAAAAAGAGTCAAACGCGTACGTCGCAAGACGATCCGTCCAAAGCTAAACCTTAAGACACGTGTATTAAGTATAGTAAACAAGCAACGTGAGAACAAATGCGCTATCTTGCAATCTTCAGATCAACTTGTTCAACAAGGTATGACAACGCAAGCATTGTTAGCTAAGGTGATGCCCGAAATATCTCAGGGTACAGGTCAACAGAATAGAATTGGTAATACAATTACTCTGACAAAATTAGTCATTCGTGGTTTCTATGAAGTCATACTTCCAGTTACCAGCTACGCCGATCAACGTATTCAACTTCGTCAGTTAATTAATTGCCAAAAAGGGTGTAAGTCAGCTCGTGCATTGTTAGAAGGCGATGCCGATTACAATGGAAATAATTTATTGGAACCTAGTGCTCCTTATACTGGCACACCTGCCGAGTATATGACACCTATAAATAGAGATGCGTTCAGCCCTCGTAGAGATAGACGATGGACATTAAAGACCGGGATTCAGTCCGCTGATCCTACCAACAATCAACAAGTTGGTTCTAAGACATTTGTCTATTACGTACATACCCTGACTTTCGGCAAAGGAAAGAAACTGTTTTATAAAACAGCGGGAGAGAACGATGCGGAAAACTTCCCATACTTCCTTTCCGATAGTGTCAATCAAATGGGTTTAGATGATGCTCCTTCTACATCGGTTTTACGAACCATGACATGTGCAGCGCACTACTTCGATAGTTAAGGAACATATGCATTATTATGAAGTCCTGTAGGATTAAATAGGAATAAGACACCCGTGGTGTCGTTTCCCCTACTAAAGAAAAAGGGTCCGACGGCTATGAAATGGCTATACGATATGTATAGACATTTTGATAGGCTGGACGACCCCCTCGGCTATGACTTCCGTTTATAAATAATTTAGCAAATATAAGTTAAATTATTTAAACAACTTCGTTTGGCTACTATATTCTGAGTCCATTTTTATAATTTTAAATCTGCGTATCAATTGTGCAAGATTATCTTCATCGTGTCGTCTGTTATAGACGTCAGCGGGATGTAGAGAAGATGTTATGATAACAGTCTTCGATATAAACGGTAGAGGTGGTTTATTCCGTCTTCTTACTTCGTGTGGCCATTTGTCCACAATTTGAAGTAATTCATTATAAGGAATCTC